ACCAAGGGCGACAGCATCACCTTCTCCACGCCCACCATCGAAGGTACCATCCTTCGCCGGAACAAGCCGGATACCAAGGGTACGCACCCCTGGAAAGCCGAGGTCACCGAAGGCGATGCTACCGTCAAAGCAGAAACCATTACCAACTGGTACAAGGATGTGTATGAGCCTTCCTTTACCACCCCTAGCGCAGAATAAGGAGGGCTAACCAATGATTGAAAATCGTGCATCCGTTATTCAGATTGGCGGCGAGGAATACACCCTTCTGCTGACCACGAAAGCCACCAAGGAGGTAGCCGGCCGTTACGGCGGTCTGGAAAACCTGGGCGATAGCCTTATGAAATCCGAGAATTTCGAGATGGCTATCGGTGAGATTGTATGGCTCATCACCCTTTTGGCAAACCAGTCCATCCTTGTCCACAATCTCAAGCACAAGGATGACAAGCGTGAGCTGCTGACCGAGGAGATGGTGGAGCTTCTGACCGTCCCCGCAGATCTGGCAACTTACAAATCTGCCATCATGGATGCCCTGCTCAAGGGTACCAAGCGCAATATTGAGAGCGAGGCAGACACAAAAAACGCAGCAGCAGCCGAGTAACAGACGCAGAACTGTTTACCCGGCTGCTTTATTATGGCTTGGCCCACTTACATCTGACACAGGATGAGGTGTGGCTCATGCCATTTGGCCTACTCCTGGACCTTTGGGAGTGTCACAAGCAGTATTCTGGCATTTCCAAACCCAAGCGGGATCGATTCATTGATGACATCATCCCGGAGGGAATCTAATGAAAGGCGGTGGTTAAATGGCAGATTCTTTTGGCTTAAAAATTGGTCTTGAGGGTGAGAAGGAATTTAAAAAGGCACTGGGTGAAATAAACCAGTCCTTCAAAGTCCTCGGTTCAGAAATGAAGCTGGTGGAGTCGCAATTCACCAAAAATGACACTTCTGCCGACGCCCTCGCCGCAAGGCACAAAGTGCTGTCAGAACAGGTTGAGGCGCAGAAGAAAAAGGTGGAGATGCTGAAACAGGCACTCGCCAATGCTGCCGAGACCTTTGGCGAAAACGACCGCCGGACCCAAGCATGGCAGATTCAGCTGAATAATGCTCAAGCCGCCCTGAACGGCATGGAGCGTGAACTGGCCGATAATGAAGCCGCCATGGATTCCATGGGCAAGGAAATGGATGAGACCGGAGATTCTGCCGATGAGATGGCAGATGACCTGGACGATGCAGGTGATGCCGCTGAAGACTCCGAAGGAAAGTTCTCCAAGTTGGGATCTGTTCTGAAGGGTGTCGGCGTAGCAATGGGCGCGGTGGTTACCGCCGCCGCTGCCGCAGCCGTTTCCTTGGGCAAAGCAGTGGTTGAGGCATACGGAGAGTATGAGCAGTTGGTCGGTGGTATCGACACGCTGTTCAAAGACTCCTCTGCGGCTATGCAGGAATACGCCAACAACGCATATAAGACGGCCGGTATGTCCGCCAATGACTATATGTCCACGGTCACATCCTTCTCCGCTTCGCTGATTTCCTCTTTGGGCGGCGATACGGAAGCGGCTGTCAAATATGCCGATATGGCTATCACCGACATGGCGGATAACGCCAATAAGATGGGCACCGATATTGGTCTCATTCAAAACGCATACCAGGGTTTTGCTAAACAGAACTATACCATGTTGGATAACCTCAAATTAGGTTACGGCGGTACCAAGACCGAAATGGAGCGTCTGCTTGCAGATGCCCAGGCAATATCCGGCATTGAGTACGACATCAGTTCCTATGCCGATGTGGTCGCGGCTATCCATGTCATCCAAGAGAGTATGGGCGTTGCCGGAGCCACGGCGGCAGAAGCCGAGCATACCATCGAAGGTTCTATGAACGCCATGAAGGCGGCAGTAAGCAATCTGGTGGTTGGTTTCGGTAATGCCGACGCTGATATCGAGCAGCTGTGTAACAATGTGGTCGATGCCTTCCAGGATGTGCTGACCAATATCACTCCGGTCATTGAGAATATTATATCGGCACTCCCAACGGCCCTGAACGCTCTGCTAGAGATGGTGGTGGAACTACTACCGTCGTTGCTTGAGACTGTTGTGGATCTGTTCTCCCAGGTGCTGAACACGCTGCTGACCCTACTGCCGCAGCTTATCCCTGTGGTCATTGAGGCAGTTTTGACCATCGTAAATACGCTGATTGAGAACCTGCCGCTGTTGGTAGAAGCCGCCATTCAGATTGTGATGTCCCTGGTACAGGGTATCGCATCGGCTCTGCCGACCCTTATCCCGGCAGCAATCCAGGCGGTTATCACCATCGTGCAGAGCCTTATCAACAGCCTGCCCATGATTCTGGATGCCGCTCTCCAGCTGATCACCGGACTGGCAGATGGTCTTCTTGCCGCTATCCCAGTGCTGATTGCTGCATTACCAGAAATCATCCTCAGTATTATCAACTTTATCCTGGATGCCATTCCGCAGATTATTGAAACAGGTATTCAGCTGCTGACCTCTTTGGTGGCGGCTCTGCCTACTATCATCACAGCCATTGTGGAGGCAATCCCTCAAATCATCGACGGTATCATTACTGCTGTGCTGGGTGCCATTCCTCAAATCATCCAGGCAGGCATTGACCTGCTGATTTCTTTGGTACAGGCGCTTCCGCAGATTATCACCACCATCGTGGCGGCAATCCCGGATATTATTTCTGGAATCGTCAATGCGGTCATCAAGAACATCCCTCTGATTATCCAGGCGGGTATCGATTTGCTGACCTCGCTGATTAAAAATCTGCCGACCATTATTGTGGAAATCGTGAAGGCTGTGCCGCAGATTATCACCGGACTAGTAAATGCCTTGAGTAAGGGCGTTTCCCAGTTGGCTGATGTCGGCGTAAACCTGGTTAAGGGCTTATGGTCCGGCATTCAGTCCCTAGCCGGATGGTTGTGGGATAAGGTCTCCGGCTGGATCAGTTCCATTTGGGACGGCATTTGTGACTTCTTCGGTATCGCATCTCCCTCCAAGGAGATGGGCTGGATTGGTGAAATGCTGGTCGATGGTCTTGCCGGGTCCATCAGCGCAAACGGCAAGGATGCCGTAAAGGCTGCGGAGGGCATGAGTAGTAACATCACTGATGTTATGCATGACCTGGCCGAGGATATGGAGACTGCGCTGCCCACCGACTTTAATGTCCACGGTAGCGTAGATGGTGCTGTTTCCTCCGCCACCGGAAAGAACGCACAGAGCGGCTTCTCCCTGGTACTGAACATTGCGACCTTCAACAATTACACCAACGAGGATATTCAGCAGCTGACCAATGAAATCATGGTCACTGCCGGACAGTTTGCGAAACGGAAAGGGGTGGTTTTTGCATGAATTATTTTGAATATAAGGGCATCCGCTCTACGGATATGGGCCTGCGTATCGAAAGCAAGGAGGTCTTTTCCGCTCCCAAGTATGAGGTGGATTTCATTGAGATCCCCGGCAGGGACGGCGAGTTAATCTCCGGCAGCGGTCGGTTTCCCAACGTGCAGGTGACCTACTCTGTGTTCCTTCCTGCAAAATCCATCGCCGAACTGGCCCGAAAAATTACCGCTGTGAAGGCATGGCTCTATTCTGACCTCCATTCCTATCACACGCTGTCGGACAGCTATGACCGGGAGTTCTTCCGGTCAGCTGTTTACAATGGGAAGCTGGATATTGAGGACGAACTGAACCGCATCGGTGTGTTTACGGTCAGTTTCTCCTGCAAGCCCTTCCGCTTTTCTTTGGAGGGCTGTACGGAGATTACGCTCACAAGCGGCGATGTGCTGACAAATCCTTATGTGTTTGCCAGCAAGCCTTATCTGCGGATTATCGGGTCCGGCAGCGGTGACCTCACTATTCAGTCTGAGGGAAGCAATGCCAGCTGGCACTTCACCGGGATTGATGAGTATTTGGAAGCTGACTCCGAACAGATGAATTTCTACAAGGGGTCCGAGCCAATGAATGAAAATGCCGCCGGAGACGGATTTCCTATCCTACACCCTGGCGACAATACCATCACCTTTACTGGCGGCATCCAGGAGGTCGCCGTCATTCCGAGGTGGTGTAGTGTATGATTCCGGTTCTGTATCGTGCCAATGCGACATCTTTCGACACTTACGGCATCGGCGTCCTTAAAGACTGCACCTCCTGCGAGGTAACCGAGGAACGCAACGGTGCCTTTGAGTGCCAGTTCAAATACCCA